CCAGATACACCACCAAATACACTACCTGAAACCAGTGCATTAAAAATGTACGAACCTGTGTCAACATAAGTTTCAGTCTCATCAATTTCAGATGCCAACTTTGTAAAGTCATCACTTATTTCTTTTACAATATCTTTAAGGAAATCCATCAGGAAAAAAATAATTCAAGGTTTACAGTTTTTTCAACACTCCACTCAATTGCATCAAGAATAATCTTGAGTGGTTCTAGAAATGCTTTCTCAAATTGTAATTCATAGTCTATGTATTTGTCAAGATTAAGTTCTTTTGGAAAATCTTGGATAAACGTAATGACATTTTCATGAATAATATTTGGTTTTTTAAGATAAACAAATTTAATTTTCTCTCCATTTTGAATAAGAGAGTACTTATTAGTTAACTTATTTTGTTTAATATAATGATTAAACAAAAGTGCCCCTCGAACGTGAATTGGTGTTCCTTTAATATAAATGGATGATGAAGAAGAATATTTCTGAACATCAGATGCAGAACGCGGAAAAGCGATTTGCTCTGGAGAAAGTTTTTTAAATTTTTCCCTACAACTATCAATAAAATTGATCATGTCATCTTCGGTTCCACTCATCATAATATTAAAAGATTCTTTCAACATCTTACGGCAAGGGGCTGGGGTAGACGATTTGATTGCTTCAATACCTTTAATCTTTAGTTTTGGTTCCTCATAAAGAACACCTTCACTGTCCCACACACTAAGAATGTATCGTTTCTTTGCAGTCCAAATACCACGTTCGGCAATACATTCTCGCTTCATAATCATTTTCTGTTCATAAGCATTCACGTATTCTGCCAATTCTTGGTAAGAACTTTCAATATACTTTTCAAATTCCACATGACAGACCTTATCAAGGAACGAAACAATGCTTTGAGTAGTTTTCTCTCTTCCCTTGAATACACTTTTAACCAAAGGACCCATATTAATGTACAAAGAATCAGTATCAGAAGCAATAACGTAATCATCGTTTCCAGTTTTAAGAATTTTATTCAAATATGAATTAACACGATTCATAATCCATTGAATTGAAACTTGCCCAGACAATGTAATTGCTTCAGCGTTTGCAAGTTTGTAATAACGAAAATATTGATTACCAATCGCACCATAAGCAGAATTAAGTTGAATTTTTCTTGCCATCTGAATATTATTACACCTGGCAATTTCCTTGATTAATTCTTTGTTTTTTGTCTTTTCATATTCTTGCTCTGCTGCAAGCATCTTCTTCTTAAAGATTACACGTTCATTGTAAATCTTTTCCATCAATTCAGGAAGAAATCCACGAACATCCTTTCGGAACATGGCACCATTTGCACATACTGCATAATCTTTATACAATTCAAAATTAAGACTTTGATCCAAGATTTTATCTACAGATACTGTTGGGTGCCTTTCTTCCAAAAGAGTTTCTGGAGAAATGTTGTACATCATAATCAAGTGAGGATATAGTGAATTAAGGTCAAAACTCACAACCCAATCATACATTCCAGGAATAGGTTCTTTTACATATGCACCCGCATATTTCTCATCTTTCTGTGTTTTGTTCTTCGGAGGGATAACAATATTTCTTTTCTTGAGATATGTGTAAATGATATTATCCCACATTCGAACTTGATAAAACACATCGGCATAATTCACTTTAGCGTCATATGCCATGGTAAGAGCAAGTTCAATTAACTTCATCTTGTCTTCCAATCGGTCAACAAGTTCTACGTCAATAATATTATACTCAATAAACTTTTGCCATCCCTTTGTATAGAAATCCTTGAAAGTGTCAAACTCACTGTGATCAAGTTTTTTCTGACCCAGTTCTACTTCAGCAATATAATCAAGGCGATATGATTCTTGTGCCTTATAAGTAAATTTTTTATAAAGATCAAGATAATCTAGTTGGGTCAAACCACCAACATCAAACACAGTATGTTTTCTTCCATTAATAAAAACATCCCCCTCTGTCACAAGTCCCCAGTTGGAGAAACGCTTCATCAATTTTTCACCAAGAACCCGATTAAGACGTTTGCAAATATATGGAACGTCATACAACTGAATATTCCATCCAGTGATTACGTCAGGAACGTTGAACATCCAATAGTTAATAAAATGATTTAGAAGTTCATATTCAGAAGGACAATAATGATATGTTAGGTCTTTACGATTATGTTTAAACGGTTTAACACCCCAAGTAATAATTTCTTTTGTTGTATAATCTTGAATTGAGATTGAAAGAATTTCTTCAGAACAAGATTCTACATCGGGAAATCCTGCTTCAGAGGCAACCTCAATATCCAAAGTAACAAGTTTGATTTTGCTAATATCAAACTTAATTTCATCTTCTGGATATTTTTCGGAAATATATTGGCAGATATATCTATCGTTTCCGTAGATTTCAAATCCATCTACACCTTCATATTTTTTATAAAATTCGCGACAATCTTTGATTGTACCAGGTTTTATTGGTTCTACATATTCCCCACTTAATGTTCTATATTTTGATTCTTTTTTAGTTTTTACAAAGAGAGTTGGATAAAACTCATCTCTAGTCTCAAATCTTTTTCCATTATCAACACCACGAATCAAAATTTGATTTCCAATCAATTGAACATTAGTATAAAATCTCATTCTTTAATCAAATCCTCATATTTTTCGAGTAAAGTTGGAGTTGGGTCTGCAAGAGTGATTATTTTTTCAGAACTCAACATAAATGTATCCTGCTTAGTATAACCGCAAAGAAATGGTTCTAATGTTTTATCATTACGAATTACAAACGGATTAATTAGTTTACAATCAGGTTCTCCAATATCAGCACCAACTTCTTCAATTTGAGTTATCAGTATCAGACTGTTTACTAACGCTATGATTTTGATCGTCTTTTCCATAGTTCATTACATCCTCAATGTACATATTGTTTAATTTGTCACTTGGAGTGACCATTGTAACTACCCAATCTGCAGAAACTGGAATAGTGTTATCCTTAGATAAAGGCATCCAAGGAAAAAGAGTTACTTGAAAAGATGCCTTTTGCGGATCCAGATCTTCCGCAAATTCTTCAGGAACGTTAGTTGGCGGTGTCATTTTAACCACACAAGGTTTATGGAGAAAATATCCAACAACTCTAGTATTTTCATCTTCTCCAACTACCATTTCCTTTACGTCTGCAATAATATCTTCACCAGACTTTAAAAGCAAAAGTTTTACTGTCATTTGTACTCCTTACCTCTCCATATTCTACCAACAAAAAAAGGAGGAGTCAACCTGGATTTTGCCAGGTGCTCCTCGCGCCGACGATATTCAAAACTATTTATTCACCACCACCGTTTCCGCCATCACCATTACCTCCAGCACTTGAACGACTTCTTACAGGAACTGCTTTTCCTTTGGGAATACTTTTCTGTTTTCCTTGAGAGTAAACAGTATGTGGTGCAGATCCTTTATACGCAATTGTTTTAAACTCGTCGAAGGTTTTCATTTTTATTTTTATTTAGAGATAATCCTTTCTCTTGTGATGATCAGGTACGATCCTACCAAGTGTAATAGTCAAAAGCCCATCCTCAAAATCAACTGATCTAACTTCCGTATCATCAGAGAGTGTCCACGCTCTATTAAAACTCCGTTGAGCCAAACCTTTGTGGATATAGTTGGACTCCGTTTCTTTATCTTCTTTTTGGCCCTCCACAAAGAGTTTGCCGTCTTGTGTGTAGACATAAACTTCTTTTTTCTTAAATCCAGCAAGTGCAAGTTCAAGACGTGATTCTACATTACTAACTTGAACTAAGTTATAAGGTGGATAGTTAGTAGTGGTCTCGTGAAGGTGAAAAATACGATCAAAGTATTCATCCATCCCAATGCTATACTTGTTGATCCTCTCCATCAGAGCAGGAAGATCCGCAGAATTAAACCTTGATGTTGCAAGATTGGTCATTATGGTAGCTCCTTTAAAAGCGAGTTTGTGTTTTGTGGACCCTTTCGGCATCCATTACTAATTATACACGATTACAAAAAAAGCGGGATATTGTTTCCCGCACTTTTTATTTCGGTTATTACTGCTTGAAATCTAATAAAAAAATTTAAGGCATGAATAACGACTATTTTTTGAGTATTACAGAGTGAAAACTGAACATAGTTTTTTGGTGTGAATACTAACTTTAAAGTAGGTATTAATATGTGAAATTCAAATATGAATTTAATAGGTGAATACCAACAAAAACTCAAATAAGTTTTTCTTCAACAATCATCTTACGAACTTCTCTCCAAATTTTTCGCAATTTTTTATCACTATCAGTTCGTGCCTTTTTAATTTCTTTATAATCATCAATAGTTTTTATTGCATTTTTTGATTCCAAACTCATACTATGTTTACAGGGAGATGACGCCTTTCTCTTATGATACTTGTAATTAGATGCAGTAACTCCTCCACGCATATGGTAAGGTGTCATTGCAAAATAAACTTTCTTTGCATACTTCCAGTATGGAGGAAGATTATTATCTGGACGGACACGTAGTTTTCCTTGTGGCGTCAAAATTGTGTTGACAACATTATAAAGAAATTTTAACTTATCACTTTTATATTTTTTTACGTTATCTTTCAACCCACTAGAATTTTTATTGAGTTCAAGACCAGCAAAATTGCAAATATCTCTATCATTAAGTCTGGAGGCTAAAGTCAGTGAATACTTTTTGATCCACAATGATACCGCATCAGAGTATCCATTATCTTTCAATCCATAGACTTGATTGCGAGCAAGATTAATATCTTGATTTAATTCATTTCTAGCATCAAAGATATATTGACTTTTTTCAACATATTCATCTAGAGTAATTGGAGAAAACTTTTTAAGAGTAGAAAAAGATTCTGGAGAATTTTTTAAAAAATAAGCAATTGCTTTAACATCATTTTCATCAGTCTTTTCCAAAAGTTCTGAATGTTCTAATGACGCTAATTTTCTTGCTGTGGGAGTTGATTTTTGGGGGAACAATCTTATCTCAATATTTTTTTCATATGCATTCTTTTCGATCTCTTTTAGTTGATCAAAAGTAAAAGGTTGAGCAAGACTATTTTTTTCTTGAGATCTCATGTGGGCATCTTCAACAACGATGAGATCTCCAGATTTAATTTTTGGAATATTGAGATTGATCACTTCAGAGTGCTCAATCTTATGATATTCATCTGAGGTAGTATTGAAAGCATGTGATCCACACTGACCACAATCCAATATAAAAATGTTCATAATTTTATCAAAGTATTATAAGGTGAAAACCAAATGTGGTTTTATATTGTGAATACCAATTAAAATGTAAAGTTGAAAAGGATATTAGTGCTTGAAAACTTATATGAGTTTTAACAGGTGAATACCAACTTTTCTCTTAATCATCATAAAGCATTAAAAAAATAAAGTCAATCCTAATTTAAAATCAAATTTCTTCAGCAGTTTTACCTTTCTTACCAATATTATACTTTTGCTCAAGAATCCATTCACCCTTATCTTTATATGCAAGAACTTTAATCTGATTAAGTGGTGCAATGTCAGATACTTTATCTTGATTTATAACCGTAATAAGTCCCCAATCTGCAAGCAAACGCACAATACGATTTCTACGTTGAACATCATTTACAGTCAAGTTAGCATGTTTACCATCAAGAGCAAACAACTCTTTAAAATGCACAATATAATATCTTCCTTGTTTGTGGAGGATATGGCAAGACTGATAGAGTTTTTTCTCTTTTCTAGAGGCAACTCCGATGCGAGTTAAAGTTTCTCTAACTTTTAGAAAATCATCTGGTTCGTTGAGAATAACTTCAACCATTTGGTCCTGGGACCAATTTACCTGTGGCTCAATTGTTTGAGTTGTCATTTTGTTCCGCCAATTTCAAGTCGTTGTTTGATAAAGTTGATTTGCTCTTTTGACAAAATTTTCAGTGCTTGAGATGCTTTTTCGTTACTATAACCATAATAACGTTTCACACATTCTAAGTCTTTGATTTTATCTTTACGGAGCCAGGGAGAATATCTCTTCCTTTTTCTTATAGTATTTAGAAAAAAAGAATATTGCATATCTTTATCAAGGTAATGTTTCATATTCATTTCGTTTGCGAATAGAATACAATCAATATGTGCAGATAAACAACGATTAATGATATAAGGTGTATATTCTTTTAAAGCATCTGGATTTTCTTCAAGTAAGTTACTTTTTGTTTGATTAATCGAATTTAACCAGTCCTTCAATTCCATAATTAAATAGCAGCAGTTCTTTACGTTGTTTTTGCTCTCGCATATATTCGCCAACAGACCTCATAGTATAAGTAAGATCAAACTCAGCAGCATTCCAATTCTTGAAGCGATCCTTTACAAGTTGATCTGAGTTATAACTTACCAATTGATCCATATTATTAGCATCGCAATCAGCAGCAAACTTATCGTGATCAAATCCTTTATGCATTGATCCCTTGTTCCCATAGAGATTATCCTTAATATCATAAGGAGGATCGAGATACATAAAAGCACCCTTGTTTCCATCCATCAGATAATCATACGAGTAATTAGTTATACGCCAACGTTCAATTATCTTAGAATACCCTGGTAGTTTTTCAATTCCACGCAAACTGAAATTTGAGTTTGATGCTTGCGATGAAAATGATGAACTTTCTGTGAGACCACTGAAACTGCACTTATTGACAATATAGAAAGCTACAGCACGATCAAGACTGGGCAAACTTTTATCATTAACTTGCTCCTTCGCTTTAAGAAAAAGTTCTTTTGCTAGATCTGGAGTATTATTTTGGGTCTTAAGATCCACAAGTTTATCCTTAATATCCGTACCAAACATCTGGAGTTGTTGCCAGAAGTTTACGAGTGGTTCGTAAAGATCATTGACCCAAATATTTAATCCAGGGTATTTTTTTGTGATATAAATCGCGACACTTCCTCCACCAAGAAATGGTTCACGAAATTCTTGGTAGTTGCGAAGATCTGGAAAATATGGTGCCATCTTTTCACAAGCACGGGACTTACCGCCGGGATACCTCAAAGGCGTCTTAAGAGATTTCATTTGAACTCACACTCCACCATGATTTCAGTTAATGCTGCTAGGAGATTAATTTCCTGATCAGCCACAAACGCACATTGGTATTGATACTTAGCAATAACAAGAACGGCAGCAGGGATAGACTGGGGCGAAAGGCAATCATAACAGGCGTCATACACCCTGCGGAGTAAACTAGAAGCATCGTTGTCCAAGTTGG